CAAACAAAAGCGCGATCTCAGCGACGAAAACAAAGCCCCGACCGGCCTTAGCTTCTACCCGACGTTCGAGACGTGCGAGCCGACGATCGGCATCTCTATCGTACGTTTCTATAGTATGCACGGCGCTTATCTCGGCTGGTGCACCGACGAGGTCGCTAAGAAGTTCTTCTACGGCAAGCTCTATTACAAGACGAAAGGCGCCTATACGATCAAAACGCGCCGTTCTTATCGCCGCCGCGCTACGCGTAAGATCTACATCTACGAAAAGGCTTCGAAAGGCCTTGCGGCGTATGCGGTTAAGCGCGCGCTCGACGATAACGATATGGTCGATACGAGCGATAAGCGCGCGCTAGCGGTCTCGACGCTTAACTACTTCAAGACGATGTCTTACTATGCTAGCGGTCTCGATAGCTTTCACGACCCTTACAGCATCGTGCCGAACGAGATCCGCAATAAGTTTCGTAACGACTTAGCTAACTTCGTCGAACTCAAGCGTAACGAGCTTATCGCTATCTGCCAGCGCGAAATCGATGCTAGCGACGTACTTAACGAAGCGTCTACGACCGCTGGCGTAAGCCTCGATATTTAAGCTTGCAAGTCAGTTCAAACGTTACATCATCATCTACGTAATGAATAAGACTATCACTCCCGAAGATATCCTTCACGTACTCGAGAGCGCTGAGTTCGATCGCTGGTACCAAGAAGAGTTCAATGACTTCGTGGTCGGTGATTCGCGTAAGAAGGACACGCCTTCTCGCGAAGAAATCCTGAAGGATATCGCGAATCTCTTCTAAGAAAAAGCTTGCAGGTCACCGCAAAAGTTACATCATCATCTACGTAATGAAAATTAAGCTTACCGACGAACAGCGTTTGCAGATGGATAGCATTTGGGCTGCGATGGACGCCCTTCAGAAGGATAAGCAGTTCATGAAGCTCATGAAGCACTGCTGCGATGCGAACTTCAATGACGAGAAGGTCACCGCAGAGAACGAAGACGATTACTCGCGTATCGTTAACTTCTACGACGATCTCATCGATCGCGCTGACTCATTCAACCTCTTCACCTATCCCGTCAAAGAAGACCCCAACTGCGCTTAACTCTTTCGGGCGGTTAGCTTAACGGTCAAAGCAGAGGACTCATAATCCTTTGAGTGGGGGTTCGAATCCCTCACCGCCCACCAATTTGGTGCTTTAGCTCAATGGTAGAGCAGCGTCCTTTTAAGTCGTTGGTTGTGGGTTCGAATCCCACAGGCACCACCACTTTCTCTAACTCATTCATATGGATACATTCGAAAAGATTGCCCTCAGTATCGCCATCGGGACCCTTACCGGTCTTTCCGGTCTCCTCGGTTACTCGCTCGGTCAGAACAACATCCGTAAGGAGGCTCTTCTCCTCGGTCATGCGCACTACGCGTACAACAGCGAAGGTGCTCCTCTGTTCAAGTGGAGCGAGTGCATTCAGATGCACTAAAAGCTTGCAGTTCAGCAACGTTTGAGCCATTCTATCTCTAAATAACATGAATAACGGAATCCATGAATATGTCTACAATGCCTATCGCCAGCCTGTGGGTGTCCTGGCAGCTTGCCCGTCACGGTCCCGTCCTGATCAAGTGGTTATCGGATGGTCTCGCTGCAATCGCACTGCGGGTGACCGTTTTGACAAGCAGCTCGGCGTTCAGATCGCTTACGACCGTTCTCTGAAGCAGAGCACCGCTGAGGTGCCAGAGTCCATGGAACGCGATTACTCGGCGTTCTACGTCCGCGCTACCAAGTACTTCAAGAATTGTTCGGTTCTTGTCTAATTAAAACCATGCCTAAGAAGAAGATCAAGCACATTGACACCATGGCCGTCGACCTGTTCGAGCGCCAGCACCGTCAGGAGATCGAATGGCGTACCGAGCAAATCCTCGGTCCCGGTCCATTCGGTAACGATTACGACGAATCCTACGATGCCGCTTATGAGCAGGCCGTCGAAGAGATCGCCGAGAGCAAGGGCATTACCCTTTTGTAAGAAAGAGCTTGCATTCTGAACCAAAAGATCCGATACTTTACATCATGAAGAACATCACTAACGTCTACGTTGACTCTAACAGCTCGCGCGCTATCGTTACCCGTGACGGGGTCACCCGTTCGCGCCGCTTCTTGCACTCCAAGTTCGGTGGCAAGAAGACGGCTACGGCGAAGGCTGCCGAGTACGCGAACTACATCAAGAACGAGGCTACCTTCGAGCAGTTCATGAACGCCTGGCGTCCTCAGGGCCGTCCGTTGAAGACCGAGTTCTTCGGTCGTCGCATCATCAAGAACTAATCAGAAAGTTACCGAAAGTAGTTGATTTATCTAACGATCCATCCATAATTGTAACGTAACATTCAATACCATGAATACCGATACTAAGAATACCCAGACTCCCGAGGCCAAGGCTAAGCGTGCTGCTACCGTCGCTACCAAGCGCGAGCAGAAGGCTTCTGAGCGCGGCTACACGCTCCCGCTGGTTCTCACCTGCAAGGTGACCGGCAAGAGCGTGAAGTACACCTCGGCGTCGTACATCGACAAGTGCATCGCGAAGGCTGGATCGTTGGAGGCTCTTCAGAGCAACTACGTTAGCCGTGACGGCAAGCGGGCCAACAAGGCCTAACCGTTAAGCTGCCATGACCAAAGCCGGCTCGAAAGGGCCGGCTTTTTTTGTTGCCATCTAGCGCAATCGTACCATACTTATCCTCGAAATGAATTACAGTACCCTAACTGATGACCTCAGTGCACTGTGCCGCGATGCGATGCTCTCTGACGAACCTCTCAACCTCCAGGAGGTGCCCAATCACGGTACTGCTTTCGAGGTAGAGCAGGTGTCTGCCGATGAGGAGTACGCTCTGTGGTTGGTGACCTACCTTTACGAATAAGCTTGCCATTCGGACCGTTTCAGTCATACTATTCTAACACTTAAAACAAAGGAACAATATGGGACTCGACATGTATCTGACCGCTGAGAAGTATCTCTCCAATTGGGAGCACGCCGATGCCGAGAACAAGGCGTCGTTCGCCAAGGTCATCGAGGCTGCTGGATTCGATATCGAGGATGTGCCTCCGGGCTCGCCAGGCGTCACGATCGAGGCCAACGTCATGTACTGGCGTAAGGCGAACGCCATTCACAACTGGTTCGTCCAGCGGGTCCAGAATGGTACCGATGATTGTGGCCGCTATCGGGTCACGCGTGATCATCTCACGCTCCTGAAGGAGGCCTGCGAGGAGGTGATCGACAATCCGAACGCCACTCACGAGGTCCTTCCGACTAAGTCCGGGTTCTTCTTCGGAGGGACCCAGTACGATGAACGGTACTGGAACGATCTCGAGGAGACGGCTGTGCGCATCGGTAAGATCTTGAACGATCCGAAGTACCAGAAGTGCTCGTTCCACTACCAGTCCAGCTGGTGAGAAAGAGCTTGCCAATCGGATCAACTCAGCCATACTGTCTGCACAATGATCGACCACAAACAAATCGAACACGATCTGGATATCAAGAGCCGCATCATCGATTACATGGACGAGCTCGATCAGATGACTGAGGACGTTGATCCTGGTCAGGTCCGTCGCCATCTCCGGAGCATCCTCGAACGGTCTGAGGACGCGCTCTTCGAGCAGCGGGTCCGGGCTTTGTTCGGTTCCGAATAAGCTTGACATATCCTGCAATTGTAACCATACTGTACTCACAATGATGAACGATAACTGGACCATTTGTTTCAATCAGTACAATGCTATGTCCGAGATGGCTCGGCATATCCTGCGCCGGTGTGCTGCTGACCGGCTCAGTACGGATGGCGCTGAAGAGATCGGCTCGTCCGATATCAATCACGAGCTGTATGCGATGTGGAGCCAGTCCAATAAGGATTGGCGAGAGGCGATGATCAACGAGGCCGAGGCCTTCATCAGCAACCCTAGCTAACTATGAAGTACCAATTCATGACCATGGACAAGACATGTGTAGGTGACAGTACCGATCAGATCATCTCTGATGTCACCCTCAAGGAGTACCTGCGAGCGTTCCCGAAGGATGATTGTATGACGTTCGGGGAGTACTGGTATGGGTACGATGATGGTGATCACATCTACATCTGGCGTAAGGTCTAACTAATAGCTTGCACATCCATAAGGTTAGTAACATAATACATCCACAATGAACGTACCTAACAAGATCATCCTCACGTGCACCATCACCGGTAAGACGGTGACGTGGACCAATAAGAAGATCATCCAGAAGAAGATCGAGCAGTACGGCTCACTGGAGGCATTCCAGGCTCAGTTCACCTGCAAGGGTGCGAAGAAGAAGAAGGAGAAGAAGCCATCAGCAGTCGCCATCAAGCCGATCCTTCAGCAGGGAGTGGCGATGGGTAAGATGACTCATAAGGAGTACCACGACAAGTATGTCACCAAGACGTACGTCTACAGCGACGGTACGACCGCTCGAGTGGATGAGCCATTCTAACCTGTTGAGCTATTCTATCTTACAGAGCTATTCTAACCACTAGGTACCTATGATAACCTGGGTTCTCTAGAGACCCAGGGCGAAACCCATACCTAGGCGCAGAAATTAGTTGAATATATAGCTTTGGCGAATACATGGGATTTCCTGCATGCCAACTTTTTGCGGATTTTTTTACGCGATATTTTTTATATAGGTTTTCCATATAGCCCTTGTTTTCTGGTTATCCCCGTATAATATATTAGTGAAAGGAGACACACACATATGCCTACACACAACAAAACTGGCTATGAAATCCGACTCGAAGTACTGCAGATGGCAGTGAGCCTGGTTAACGATCGTTACCACCAGACTTGCCACCAGCTACAGTATGCTGCCGATAAATCTAATGATAAGAGCTTTGCTCTTCCCGTAGATACTCGAGTAGCCGACGCTACCGCGCTCGCTGAGCAGTTGTACGATTTCGTAGAGAAGAAGTAAACTCTTCTAATACCGAATTAGTACGAGACCAGGTCCTTGCGGGTCTGGTCTTTTTTTTTGCGAAAAATTTTTAAGGTAAAATTACTATATAGGGGTTTTTTGGCTTATCCGTGTAAATATATACGTGCTATTATTTAACGAGTATTTTTATAGTAACCAGTATATTATTACCGAGTCGCGCCGTTTTCCGATATCCGTACGTAATAAGAACTATAAGAATCTAGAGAGTGAGTTTATTACGGATCCGGCGTTTAAGATGGCTGCAGATGAGACGTGGAGAAAATTTAATGATGACCCTAAGGATCCCTCAATAGACTTTGACTTTCTCGGAAACAATATCAAGAACGCCCACGGTACCTGGTACAAGCTAAGTTTGCGGATCCCCGGGATCCGTACCCATTACCGTATACTGGGTTTTGAACCGAACGATCCGCGCGGATTAATTATCTGGGATTGGATCGGTACCCACGAAGATTATAATAAGATCTGGGCTCAGAAAGCCGGGAGTCTTCCGGGTGGGTGGTACTTAAGTAAAAGCGGTCTTGCTAACTACGATAAGCTGGAACCTTGGCTCCGGGCTGCCGTTAATGCTACAAAGAATGCTAAGGAAAAGAACTTACCTTATGGACAGGCTGAGCTGGATGCTAAGGCTAAGCGTTTGGCCGCTGCAGCTCAAAAACAAAAAAGAAGACAATTGAGCTTGGGGCTGGGGCGCCTGCGGCGCCCGGAAATGAATACTTGAGTATGCGTAACAGTCATAATATCCTTTTTGAAAAGTATATGGGCGGGGTAGTTAATCCTACTTTAGGGGAAGCGCGTAAGGGCCCGAGTACTGCTGTAACGGATTTAGGGACTAAGGCTATGAACTTAAAGTTCGGTAAGTACAATCTTATTAAAGGTGAGGATACTGCCGTAACCACTTTTGATAAAGCAGTACAAAAAGGTTACATTGCTTCGGGATCTCTAGAGAACATTAATACTTTAATCGGGATCGGGTTTAAATTTGATAAGGCTTATTTTATCGTAAAGTCGGTCGGTGCACCTTCTACTATGGTCCATGGAGTAGATCCCGATGGAGAGGAATTCTACTTTATACGTAAGGGCGGTAATTCTATGGTGCCTCCATATTTGTATTATAAGACTAAATACGGACCTGCAGGTAGATTTTATAATGAAATTGTAGGTAAGAATCCATCATTAGCAGGTACTATACCCACAGAAGAGATATTAAAAAACTTTTTAAATATCACCGGACGACGTCTAGGTTCTAAGGTAATATTGAATCCAGATGGCTCATATGATATTGTAGGGGAGATACATATAAGAAACTTCTATCAATCTGGTATTAAAAAGGTACCGTTACCTACTATACCTATTAAGTTTAATAAAATTACCGGTGGTTTTTTTGATCATTCTAACGGCGCCCTTCCTTTAGAAAATTATCCGCGAGAGGTTTATGGTTATTTTAATGTAAATACCAACGGTACCAGTCTAGAAAATATACAAAATACTGTTGTAAAAAATCATGGCCGAGAAGGATTTGATACAAGTGCAGGTGGATCCTTTACATATGATGCTAGTAGTATAGCTATAATGAACTGTCCAAATTTAGTTAGTTTAAAATTTTTCCCTAAAACAGATAGTTCTACCTCAGTAGATATCAATCAATGCCCAAAATTAATTAATTTAGAAGGGCTCCCTCAGAAGATAGCGGGAAGTTTAAGTATACAGAACTGTGACGGGTTAAGGTCTCTTAAAGGGGCTCCTGCGCGTATCGATCCTTCATATAGAGGCGCGACCCTCGTGCCCGGCGGCGCCAACGCTGTGCTAAGATTGTACCAAATAAATAGCTTAGAGACTTTACACTATGCACCAGCTTACAATGGTCCGCTTTTTTTGCAGCATATGTCTAAGCTTAGAAGTTTAGAAGGAGCTAGTAGAATAGAGTTAACTCATTTTGCTCTTGACGAATTAGCAATAACTAATCTTGCAGGCCTACCTTCAAATATGGTAGAACCAGACATTACTTCTACTGGTTCTTCTTCATTTCCGAGTGTATTTGCAAAAACAATAAACAATACCATTCGCAATTGCGAAGAATTAGTTACTTTACACGGCACCCCAGACGGTATACGGACTCTATCTATAATGAGGTGTCCGGCTTTAAAAAACCTTAACGGTTTACCTCGTAACATGGTCATGTTAATGATTGAAAATTGTTCGTCTTTAAACACTCTTGAAGGGTTACCAGATGTTATTGAAGGGGATCTTCAGATATCTAATTGCCCGGGTATAACAGAGGGCGTATTAACTTACTATGCTGTTGGGGATGTTGTTAAAGGAGACATCTACGTAGGCGAAGAAGGGGCTAGTCGTTTTAATAGCCACCCATTAGATAAGTCTAGATATACAAGAGCAATAAGAGACGCTATACTTAAAGGCGATCAGGACGCTAATGTAAACTTGGATATTTAATAAGTATATATATGCTTACACCAATCTTTATTGTAATTTTAATTGTATCAGGGGCTGTTGCCTTTCACTATTATATTTTAAACTCTACTAAGTCATCCTCAGCCCCTACCCCTTCAGTTACACCAGACTTACCGGTTACCCCTCCGCAACCGACCCCTCCTCTTCCACCTCCGGTTACCGTTGATATAGGCTCTGAAACCTTAATCATTGAGTCAACCCCATCACCAGATTTTCCTCCTATGACAACAGAAAATAATAATCCCACACCAGAAGAACTTCCTATTGTAGTTGACTCTGCAGTAGTTGACGAAGCAGCTGACGAAGTATCAGCTCCTAAAAAGAAAGCAGCTAAAAAGAAGGCCGCTACAACTAAGAAAAAGAAAGGCTGATATGAGAGATACTAGTTTCAATAAATTAGTCACTCTACTTGAAGCTATTGAGCCCACGCTTAATCCTAATCCTCCGCGTATTGACGAAGAGGATCATGAAGTAAACATGGGCTATAGTCAAATAGAATCTATCATGCGTAATGCAAAAACGATTCATGATATTCTGAAAAAGCTTCCAGAGAATGCTAATCTTGAAGCTTGGGCTCAAAGTAAGTTAACTATGGCTGATGACTATCTAGTATCAGTGGCCGATTTCATGAGAACAGAATACGGTCATGATGAGTATGCTGCTTATGACGAGGATACCGCTGAAGGTCAAGGTTTTAGTGAAACCGAAAACCCTCCTGGGGATCCAACTGACGAAGAAGCTCCTACCGCGCCCGGTAACTTTACAACTCAATAGCTATACCTGTTCCGGGTATTTCAATAGCACCGCCGTCCTTAGGATAGGCGGTGTCTGTTTGTTCGAAGTCTTTATCATCGAACGGTACATATCTTAGTTTACCTTCTTCCTCTACTATTTTACCGATAATAGCACTATCCATATGCATACCGGTTAATAACCATACCATTTCGAATATAGCAGTATGATTCTGTTCATCTACTCTAACTTCGATAAAAGCCTTGCTAAAAACTAATTTAAAATCATCTTGCACCTTTATGTCAACGCGGTAATATGATTCTCCTTCTTTAAGACCGTAATACTTAAATTTGTAGTCGGATTTGTTCTTTTTGTTGAACAATTCAAAAGCAGGTTTTGTAAAGACCGAATCTTCAGTTTTTTCGATTATTTGATAGAATTGAGACTTAAACTTTGACATATGTAATATTTACCTTTTTTACTTGAAATTAAAAGTAAATATGATATATACCGCAACATATGTATTACCTGCCTAAAAAACTACTCAATAACAATCCGTTAATTACTGCTAAGGAACAGTACCATTTGGTTCAAGTTATTGAAAATTTTAAGAGTAGAATGCATGACTTTTTAGAAGCTAGAAAGGGTCGAGGGGAAAAATTTGAAAGCGAGCTTCCTGCTGGAGATGAGATTACTCCAGATGAACTCAATAATTTAATCGGTCTACTATCTGATATTGAGTCGCGTAAAAGACCTATCACTCGTATAGCATATCTCAAAGCTCTAAATATCTTACAACAAGACATTAAGCACTTACCTATTCTTAAAAATATCTTTAAGAAAAAAGGACTCACTAAGAACGTAGCTATGCCTATAGAGAGTATATTGAGTGCAAATACTTCTAACCACGTCAACGATTTAGTTAATTATATTAGAGGCTCTGAACAAATCTCTGCCTCTGAATTAGCTAGTATGTCAACACCTGAACGAGTAGAAAATTTATTTCCTATGCTTCATGAGCATTTAGTAAGAAGTATTTTTAGTATGACAGTACCCGGGGGTGGTGGTAAAGGTACTGGTAAGGGAGAACTAGCATTAATACTTTTACTTAAAGACGGTATGCACCCAGTCAAAGGAGATGTACAGGTACCTGAAGGTCTAATTGAAGTAAAGCAAGGCGCCGGCGATGAGCAGTCGGCAGGTCGTTTAAGCGGGTCTCAAAATATATACGGAGACATTAAAGCAGCTTTTGTAAAAAACTTTAGCGATATTATAGGTAATGCACCTGGGTTTAGAGAAACATATTGGTATAATTTAAACGATAAAAATTTTAAAACATTCACCCAAATGTTAATGCAGGCTATTGAGGCTGATCCTAATCGTAATTTACGAGAACAAATTGTAAGAGCATACACTAATAGTGTATCAATATATCTTAAAGATTTTAACCCTGAAGCAATAACTTCTACCATTGATGGAGCATTTGATCGCCTAGGTTTACCACTTAAAGAACAATTAACTGTGGGTCTGTTTAAGCTATGCTTTATGTACTATCACAGTATAGAAAGCTTTACATACTTTGCTGTATATAAAGACGGAGAGTTATTTTTTAAGACCTACGAAGAAGCGCTAAACAGTATTGATACTCCAGGCGGGTTAACTTATGCCGCAACGCCTAACTTTCAGGATGCTCGTGGTAATGCCTTTATGGTAACGTTTTAAAAACTCTTAAAGAGTCTAAACGCTTTATGTAGACCAAACATATTGGTTCTAAAATTACCTTCTACATCAGCTTCAGCATGAGGCATACTCATACGAAATGTCTTAACTGCTCGGTGTACTGCTTCCCAATCAGTTTTTTCTACTATAACCTCTAGGCATTCGCGGTGTAAATCAAACTCGTCGTAGTTTCTATAGTCCCATTCCCAGTGGACCAATTCGTAGGAACAATCAGGCTGAACGTAATCCACGCAAAAATCATGACCCCATTTGGGTTTAATGTTTAATAGTTTGCTAAGTTCGGGTCTCTTTTTAGCAGCTTTTTGTATTTGTTTTTTAGCTTCCCCTTCAAACCCGTAACGTACAACACAAAAAGAATGATCTAATACATAAGGAGAATTACTATCTACCTGTTCAAACCATCTTTGTATTGCTGCGCTCCATCCATTTGGATTGCCTGATTCATGGGCAAAGACTTTTTCATTATGCATCCCAATATCATTAATTTTGTAATACTCTTGTTCAATCGGAAGCAGCTCATATCCCTCTCTATCGAATTGAGTGATTTGACAGGTATAGAGCAAATCCTCATTCTTAATAGGTTTTACCAACATAGGCATGGTGGGCAGAGTAATACGATTGGGTTTAAAGAGCATATTATGATTTAATAGTTTATATTATTTAATCAATTGTAAGTATACAAAGATGCCAAAACCTAAAGAGCAAACTTTTTATCTAGGTAATAAGAATCTGCCAGTACCGGAAACTCAATTTGAGTGGACTCCAGAAATGGTAGAAGATCTAGAAAGAGCTAGAAAATCTATCTTACATTTCTCTCGCTTCTTTTATATAGTTAATCTAGATGAAGGTAAACAGCCTATTAAACTTTATCCGTATCAAAAACGTATATTAAAAGCTCTAGTAGAAAATAGATTTAACGTAGTATTAGCTTCTAGACAAATTGGTAAAACTACTATTCTTACTATATTTGCTCTCTGGATGATTTGCTTTAATGATGATTATAGAGTGCTATTAATAGCAAATAAAGAAGGTACCGCAAAGAATATATTTAAACGTATTCGATTAGCATATGAAATGTTGCCTAACTTTTTAAAGCCGGGTGTTGTTAACTATGCTAAAGAAGGTATGGAACTAGCTAATGGTAGTTCAATTGGTATTAGTACCACCACCTCTGACGCAGCTAGAGGTGAATCTATTAATTGTCTTCTTATTGACGAAGCTGCATTCATTCCTGCAGAATTTATGAACGATTTCTGGGAGTCGGTATTCCCGGTCATTACATCTTCGAAAAAATCTAAAATCTTTATGCTTTCAACCCCAAATGGGGTGGGTAATCTGTTTTATAACATTTATACCGATTCTTTAGATAATAGTAACGGTTGGCATAATGAAAGAGTTGACTGGTGGGAAGTGCCTGGTAGAGACGAAAAATGGAAAGAAATGACTGTTAAGGCTCTCGGTTCTGTAGATGCATTTAATCAAGAATATGGAAACGAATTTAGAGCTGCAGGAGAAAATGCTCTTGATAAAGATCAAATGGAAGAGTTTGAAAAGTCAGCTCCAGATCCAATATTAGAAAGCGAAGACGGATGCTATCAAATTTGGAAACCAAGACAGGAAAAACATTTTTACGCTATAGGGGTTGACGTAGGGGAGGGCATAAGCCGTGCCAATTCTACTATACAAGTACTTGATATAACCGATTTAATTAATATAGAACAAGTAGCTGTATATGCTAATAATAAACTAGACCCGTTTAATTTTGCCGGTCGTCTAGTAGAAATTGCTCATGAATGGGGACGTCCACCATTATTAATTGAACGTAATAATTGTGGTGCGCAAGTTGTTGATGCTTTAGTACATACCCACAATTATGAATCTATTGTAAAATATACCCCTAGTATGGGCACCTATACTGACAAGGTAGAAAAAGATTCTCGCCTGGGAATATACTCTCACACTAATAGTAAATTTAACGGTATGTCTAATTTGCGTTACTGGATGAGTACTCTTCGTACGCTTAAAATTTACGACAAGAAAACTATTAATGAGTTTAAAACTTATGTTCGTCAACCTAACGGGGTATGGAAAAAGCAATCAGATCGTTATTTGGATGATAGAGTAGAAGCATTAATTTGGGCTTTATTTGTATTAGACGGTAAAGTTATAGAACAATTTTACGAGGTATTGGAAAAAGACACTAACGGTAAACCTCTTAAAATTTTACCTTTAAACTGGGACCCGTATGAAGTGTCTGAGACTAGAATACCTAAACAAGAAGAGCTTTATAATAGATTTGCAAAAGGCAAACAAGACAATCAAGGCACTACCCGCAATCCTGCTTTTATAGGTGGTAGTAGTAAGACAACAGGCGACCTTGATGAGTTAATCGGGCAAGGTTGGCGGCCGTTAGGTATTAATAGTTCTAGCGGACCTTCTTACGGCTTTATTCAATAAATAAAAAACCCGTTGATTGCTCAACGGGTTTAATTCTAAAAGCTTACTATGTCTTATTCGAAAGCTTTCTTACCGGTAGTTGCAACTGTACCTGAACCTACCTTATTGCTCTTGCCCTGAAGAGAAGCGTTATTGCCCTTTTCTTCTTTTGGCTGTGGTTCATTTTTAAAGGTGCCCTTATCGGCTGTACCCTTAACAACTTTAAGGTCACTTACTGTCTTCATCTTGGCTTTATCATGAAGCTGTTCTGACTTAGCACCAGAACCTACACCAGCATGGCCGAGATCTTGAGCTTCTACTTCTTCTTCAATCGGAGGATCGCCGCCTTCTTCGCCCATATTTTCCATTCCACCGGCATCAGCTGGCTCATCTCCGCCCATCATATCATCTTGGCCACCAGCTTCATCACCGCCACCGAGTTGAGCCATTAATAGGTCGTGTAGTTTCTGCGCGGTTTCACGGTCAAGAGTAATTGTTACTTCGGATGTTTCTTCCCCACCCATATCGTCTCCGGTATCGGCATCCGCTGCTACGTCGTCAGCTGGTGGAACACCGGCATCTGCACCCATATCAGCATCTGCGTCTTCTGTGAAAGGAATACGCTTAATAGCGTCTTCGTACAATTGGTCGAATTTTAATTTTGACATAGTAAATTTTGGTTTGTAATTATATTTATTATTCTCCCCTGCAGATTCCCGTACTTTTTCTTTAGGAGTAGTATTTTTTGCTGCATCATCCTCGTGTACGTTTTCTTTTGAATCTTCTTTTTTGTCTGTGTCTTCAGAAGTTTCAGCAGTCTCTTCTCCTTCTTCTTTTTTCATTTTGCTCTTATCTGTACCTGGATCTTGTTTTTTTGAAACCTTTTCAAATTGATTTCCCTTTAATCCTTCAGGGCCAGTCTTTTTAGCTAAATGTACTTCATCTCCTTTTGCACCAGGGCCGCCGCCTAAAGCAGATCCTGGCTTTACTTGTTTATTCTCTGGAAGATACTGAGTTGCATCTGTTAAAAGAATTTCCTGTCTTTGTTCTATTATACTCTCCACAGGTTTACTATTACTTGCAATACCGGAATAAATTTCTCCTAGACTAGATAAATCTTTTAGCTTCATTTAAATATATTTAGTATAACTGGCTTTATTTCTATTAGTAAGAGTAAATAATTTTAATGGCTAGCTATTTGTCTAAATATTGTACCGACACCGGGCCCTATACGGCTCCTGGTACGGATGATGTAGGCCCTCAATTAAGTGGCGGATATAATTGTGTATATGGTACAACCGGTTTTCGATATCTAGATGTAGATAATACAACAGCAGAAAGACAGCTTTGGGAAAACTGGTGGAATGAACAAATTAGAATTCATGGGCAAGAAGTTAATTACTATATTAATGGATATAATTTATCTGCCCATGACTTCTTCTACGGGGAAATGCCGTTGGTGCGTTATTCAACTCCTTTACCAATGGTACTTGCTTTAACACTTAGTAATGATAATGTTGTACTAAGCAAATTCGGATTACAAGGAGAAGCGGATTTAACTGCAATTATACCTATTACTACATTTACTAATGTAGTCACTGCAATAAGCGGGGTGCTTTCAGCTGCAAATTATGAACCTAAAGCAGGGGATTTAATAGAGCTAGCAGAATATGGCCGTACAAGACCTGGAGGAAGAAGTGGTAAAGTTTTTGAAATAACAGAACGCGTTGATGAAATGGGCGGTGAAAACAATCAATTGCTAGGCCATTACGTTTGGATGATTAAAGCTAAGCGCTTTGACTTCAACTATGAACTCGACGCCCCTCGTGAAAATCTCATGGATCAAGTTTATGATAATAAATTTGACGGCCAAGTTAATAGTTTACCAAATGTTTTAGAAACTAAAGAATATACCCAATTTGTTGACAAAGATTCTGAGCAAGTGTTTAGTTATAACGAAAACACTCAATCCAATACTAACGTTTATGGGGATTACGAAGATAATAACACTATAGTAAACCTTATAGGGGTAGCCAATGCCGCAGGTCAAACTGTCGGAGCATTAGGCGCTTCAGCTTCTAATACATATGTTGTTGTACAAAGCCCGAGTAACTACTCAATGAGTACTGGGGCAACAATTACCTCTGCAAATGCAGTCGCCCTACAAACTCTCTACTCATTACTCTCTTCTTATAACCCTTCACTAAGCTCTCTTGTACCTATTATGCCTACAATAGAGACCGTCGCAGCAAGTATTCAGGGTTCATATTACCCTACATTAACAAATCTATCCGACTTAATTTCTGCACTCGGATCGATACCGCTTAGCGGTTAATAAATATATAAGATGTCCGCTGATTTTCCGACATTAATATTTCCACACGAACTACCTTCAGTGCCAGTTGGTCCTCTTTCTGGTACTGATATATTATTTCTTGAAAGAAATAATAGCGATGGTACGTATACTTCATACTCTATTAGTATTTCTGCTTTATCCGCACAAGGGGTAATGGGGTATTCAGGTTATAGTGGGTATTCAGGTTCTAGTGGGTATTCGGGTATTGGAGAGTCTGGTTACTCAGGCTATTCTGGCGCGCAAGGTTCTTCTTCTGCATCAGGTTATTCCGGTATAAGTGGTTATTCAGGGTACAGCGGGTATTCAGGTTCTGGAGTTTCTGGTTATAGCGGGTATTCAGGTTATTCTGGTGAAAGCGGTTATTCCGGGTACAGCGGGGAAAGCGGCTATTCAGGTTACTCCGGTTATAGTAGTTTTTCTGGTTATTCAGGTACTTCAGGTTATAGCGGAGATTCTGGTATAAGTGGCTATTCCGGTATTAGTGGTTACTCCGGTATTAGCGGCTATTCTGGTTATTCGGGCATATCGGGGTATAGCGGTATTTCGGGGTATTCTGGCTACAGTGGGTATAGCGGCGACTCTGGTATTAGCGGTCATAGCGGTATTTCAGGCTATAGCGGTATTTCAGGCTTTTCAGGCTATTCAGGGCCTAGCGGTTATAGCGGTATAAGTGGGTACTCAGGGGTGTCTGGTTATTCTGGTATTAGCGGTACATCAGGTTATTCTGGTATTAGTGGTATATCAGGTTATTCAGGCACTAG